CAACACCGCTCATGGGACGGTTACGAATGGTCGATAGTATGAAGGTAATTTGATGAATTTGAGGTTATGTTAACCACAAAAAACAAAACAAAATGAAAACATTCGATGTTAAAATCACTGGAACCACTGCTCTTATGCAACATCGCTTCGATGAAAAAGCGGAATCCGATAGCAGTAAGTCAACACGAACCGTTATCCGTAAAAAGGAAACCCCCAGGAAGGCAGCAGAACGTGTCTGCTACCAAGATAAAACCGGGAAATTCTACATGCCAAGCGCATGCCTGACCCGGATGATGTCTGAAGCCGGCTCAAATCATAAATTGACCGGCTCCCGTAAATCCGCCAAATACGCAGTCTATGCTGCCGTCCTTATCCCATCCGATACCGTCATTATCCTGAACGGCGATGGATCAACTCCCGCATTTGACTTTGAAGTCGATTCCCGACCCGTTGTCATCCCGTCAACCAAAGGCCGAATCATGCGTCACCGCCCACGATTCGATGAATGGTCCATCCAGTTTAATGTCCGCATTAACGAATCTGTCCTCCCCCCCGACTTTGTCCATCAACTCCTGGCCGAAGGAGGTCAACAAGTCGGTATCGGCGATTTCCGACCACAATGCCGCGGCCCGTTCGGCACGTTCAATGTCGTTCACTGGGAAGAACTGGAGAAATAATTTAGTTTGGTACGGTTAGGTTGGGCGTGGAGTGGCGCGGCGGGGTACGGCAGGGCTTGGGTATGGCTAGGTTAGGCGAGGTAGTGCGGGGTAGTGCGGGGTTGGGATTGGCGTGGAGGGGCACGGTAAGGCGAGGCTTGGAGCGGCGAGGTTGGGACCGGTTAGGTTAGGCAAGGTCTGGCGGGGTCAGGTAGGACCAGGTGTGGCCGGGCGAGGCATGGTTGGATGCGGCGAGGTGAGGCAATGACAAGGCTAGGAGTGCGGTAAGGACAGGTGCTGCGATGTGAGGCAAGGTCAGGCTAGGAGTGGTAAGGATAGGTCAGGAGTGGTCAGGCACGGTGAGGCAAGGTAATTATTACGACAGTTGAAAAAGTGAAAAATTTGTATGAAAGAATTTAATTCAACCAACCCGGGTTCCAAGTCCGCTATCTACCGGGCGGCATTCATGTTGTTTGAGCGTAACCATTCTCTTCACCAACCCGTTAGTAGGCGAGCAACCGAAGAACGAGGATCTCGGTAGCCGGGTAGATAAACTCACCAAGAAAGTGCATACACTAGGGAGAGCGTACATCGACTGCCAAAGAGTCGCTCTTAACCAAAGACAAGTTCTCGAAAGAATCGAGGCACTCGAAAAGAAGATCAACGATGGCAGGTAAACGCAAAACAACCGCCAAGAAGAAGAGCGTTCCAGTTCGTAAGAACACCGGCAGTAACAAGGTCAAAGCATCGACACTCGAGGCTTTACGCAATGCGCCTGTCCATATGCCGAAGTCAGTAATGGAGGCGAGACATAAACAAGCAAGTAAACTTGGGACCGGCGAAATTACCGGCAGACCGACCGGATATATTCCCGAAACGATCGAAGCACTGCTGAAGAATGTGAGAAGCGGACTGCCTGTGCAACGTGCTGCCGTCATGGCAGGAGTGGGGAAAAGTACGCTTTATCGTTGGGTAGAACAATACTCTGACTTTCGAGAGGTTATCGAACAGGCAGAGTCTGAGTACCAAGCATTTGCTTTGGGAACAGTGAACGAAGGAATAGCCAATGGTGATGGTCACCTGGCCATGAAGCTGCTCGGTGCCAGGTTCTGTCGAAAGGTTGATGTTCGATCCCATCAGATCCACACCACAATCTCCCCGGATCAGTTGGCTGGCTTGCAGTCCAACCGTGTAGAAACGGATGTAGTATCCGCCGCTAATCTGCTTGGAATGGAGAAGCCAGAGGCATTAACGGAAAACATCACACCAATCTCCCCCAGAAAAGCCGAATCCCCCGCTGGAGAAGAAGAGGGGGAACCCCCACAACAGGGGGGAACCGAAGACCACACCCCCCCCCTTCGAAAGCCCTCGCGCACGAAGCCTTCCAAATCATGAGACTTAAAAAACATCCGCCCTGTTGCATATGCGGTTTGCGATTAAAAAACTGGCGACGCTACATTTGTTCGGTTTGCGAGAAGCGGTATGGGCCATTTTTGTTTGTTAAGTGGGGGGATCGGCCTGAGTGGTATCGGGACAGGTACGAGCGGAGAAACAGTTCGGATGCGGTTGTTAAAAGGACGGGAATAAGATTGGCTGGATGAGACCGGACGACATGGAGATGGAGTTTGATTTCGAGGCACCGGTGGTGCGGTTGTATAGGAGGGGCGGACCGGACACTTCGCGTGAGGCGGCTGAGTCGATAGATCCGACGCGGTTGGAGAGGATGGTATTGGAGATGATCCGGGAGTTGGGACCGTGTATTAGTGATGAGGTGCGGGAGCGGTTTGGTGGATTTAGTTATAGTTCGATCACTGCGAGGTATCGGGGGTTATTGGACAAGGGATTGGTGAGGTTAACGGGTGAGCGAAGGCCGGGGAGGAGTGGGAGAAACCAGCGGGAGATGGAGGCGAAGTGAGTGGGGGTGAAGATATTTGTGAGGTGCGGTGATGATGGGGGGTGGCGGTTATGGGTGAGGTCGGAGGCTGGGGAGTCGGTTGCTGGGACGAGGTTGGACTGGGGCGGGTTGTTTCCGCAGGAGACGATTTACGACCACCAGGATCACGCTGAGGCGGTTTTACAGGCGGGCAGGTTGCAGGAGTACATTGATGATCGGGAGCGGGTATTGATGGCAAACAGGAAGAAGAGGGAGCGATGGAAGTAGCGGAATATTACAATGAGTTTAGTGATGCGTATGTGAAGGAGTACGGATCGATATTTCAGGCGGCATTATTTGCGGTTGAGCCGCAGGAACATTGTCGGGTGATGATGGGGCGCGGGATGATTTATCCGGGTCATAGTGTGTTGGATGTGGGGTGTGGGGTTGGGGGGGTGATGGTTGGGTTGAAGGCGAACGGGGTGAAGGATGTGACTGGGGTGACGAACAGCAGGAGGCAGGTTGAGTTGAGCGAGTTAAGTTTGGAGTTAAGTGATTTCATGGAGTGGAAGGATGAGGGGAGGCGGTTTGATCGGGTGATCATTTGTGAGAGTTTCGGATATTTCGATGAACCGCAGGAGTTGGTGGGGAAATGTGTGGGGTTATTGAAGCCGGGCGGGATGGTTTATGTGAAGGATTTGTGTGTGATAGATGATCCTGATTTGATGCAGCAGGCCGGGTTGGAGGAGATCCGGAAGTTATGGGGTGGGTACAGGAACTGGATGGTGGGAGAGATGGTTTGGATGTGGGGTCGGGGAGGGTTGAGGCGGATTGGTGGGGATGATAACTTGTGGCGGGTTATCCGGTCGTTTTCACCGGAGGACAGGTTGAAGGTGGCGGAGTCCGGGTGTGCGAGGTTCATGGATTTCATGATGGGGAAAGGTGGGTTTGCGAAGGTGCATGGTGAGAAACTGGCGGAGAAGGGATTGGAGCAGAAACCGATTTGGAATGGTCAACTGCCGTTGAAGGCGGCGGACTTTTTGTTTACGACATGAAGAAGAAAGCCAAGGCGCGGGAGAGTGATTGTGATATTTTCACGGAGAAATATTTTCAATTGCCGTTGTACGAGTGGCAGCGGGAGGTTTTGAGGGATTTGAGTGTGCCAAATGCCCGGGTGGCGTTGAAAGCGGCTAATGGGAGTGGAAAAACCGCGTACATCGCTGCGCCGGCGGCTTTGTGGTATGCGCTGATTTATCCTGGGAGCATTGTTATTACTACGAGCGGTGTTTATCGGCAGGTAAAAGAACAGCTTTGGCCGCAGATTCGGGCATTGGCGAGCAAGGTGGCCGGGTTGGGGATGATTATTAACCAGACTGATTTGACGATGGACAACGGCTCGAGGATCTTGGGGTTTGCGACCGACCAACCGGGGCGGTTTGAGGGGTTCCACGGCCAGGTTTTTATTATATTAGATGAGTGCAAGAGCATAAATGAGGATCTATTCCAGGCGGTGGCCAGGATTCAGCCAAACCGCATTCTGGCGATGAGTTCACCGGGTGGAACCACGGGTAAATTTTACAAGATATTCAGTAAAGAGCAGAAGTGGTGGAAGTTGCACACGGTGGATGCGTATGCCTGTCCTCATATCAAGGAGGAGTGGATAGATGAGCAGATGGAGATGTGGGGGCGGGATCATCCGTTGATTCAGTCGATGATATTTGGAAACTTCCAGGAGATCAGTGGGGAGGGGGTGGTGGTGCCGTGGGAGAGTTTGATGGGTTGTTTGGACAGCCCACCGGTGAAGGATGGGCAGGAGGTGGTTGCGGCGTGTGACTTTGCGGCGTCTGGGGATGAGAGTGTGTTTTGTATGCGGGTAGGTAACAAGATCACCAAGTTGGTGGCGTGGCGTGAAGCGAACACCATGGCTGGTTGTGCGCGGTTTGCGTTGGAGTTTGAGAAGGCCGGGTTGAAGCCTGAGCAGATATTTGGGGATGCGGGGGGGTTGGGCTTGCCGATGTGCCATCAGTTGGGTGAGATGGGTTGGCCTTTGCACATGGTGAATCTTGGGGGTCGGGCGCAGGAACCGGACCGGTACACCAACCGCGGGACGGAGATGTGGTTCCAGGCGGCGCGACAGATAGACCGTTTGGAGGCGATACTGCCTGATGACGAGGTTTTGCACAGTCAACTGACTACTCGACGGGTGGGGACTGGAAAGACCGGGAAACTCAATCTGGAGAGCAAGAAGGAGATGAAGGCCAGGGGGTTCAGTTCGCCTGACCGGGCGGATGCGGTGGTAATGGCATTGGCGAGCAACAGTGACCAGTACATGTGGCAGAAGCGTTGGCAGCCTGATTTGAATGAGATTTTGGAGGAGGGAATGAGTGAGTGGAGTGGGGACAACAAGCTGAGGGAGAGCATGGGATTGAACACGGGATGAAGATTGTTGCGGTTATAAAGTTGGTGTTGGAGTTGATAAAGGAACTTTTCGGATATGGCAAAAAAGTTGAGAAAGAGAAACTGGAGGCGAAGATTGTTGATCGTCGCCGCGGCAAGCGTGATTGGATTGACGAGCGCATGTCGGACGGTGTTGCCGGTGAAGCTGGACGCGACGAGGGAGATCATCCTGGCCAATGAGCGGGGGTTTGAGGATGCGTACAATGCGAGTCCGGAGGCGGAGACATTTGTTCGGTCGTTGATGGAGCAGATCATTGAATACGAGTACGAGTTGGAGAAGGCAAGTTTGGAATGACGAAGGAGCAGGAGGAGCATCTGGAGGAGATCCAGAGGAGTGTGGGTGCGAGGCTTGACCAGAAATACCGGGTGGGTCAGGCGGAGCATGGCGGTGATTTGTGGGAGCGATTTCCGTTGGTGGAAGATTTGATTGATGAATCGATTGACCAGGTGACTTATGCGTTGACGCTCAAGTCGCAGTTGGATCGAGTCAGGGGTCTTTTGGAGGAGGCACGATATTCTGTGAGAGAAGACCCGGTAGCGGCGCAGACGCTGATTACCCGTGCGATGAACTGTTTGTAGTTTAAAAGAGTTTGAAATAAAAAAGTTGACAAGATTGTTGATGAGGCGGAATGCACTCTCTCGGGTGCATTTTTTTATGTGCTCGGAACGGAAAATAAAATGGCACAGGGATACAAGAGCAGGCAGGACGAGTCACTGGGAGCGCGGCGAGGGGCGCGGGGTGGCTTGAAGCGAAACGTGTCGAAAGCTGGTCGGCGGGCAATGGCCAGTGGACCGCGCAAGGCGGCGGGTGGGAAGAAGTACGGGTTGAAGCCGAAAAGGAGATAATAAGCTGTGGCGGCTAAATCGTTGAGGAATTATCGGCCCAGGTTGAGGGCGACTCCCAAGAAAAAAGGGTTGTTTTCCACTCAGCCTCCCAGGGGTGTGGGGGGACCGAGTATTCGTGGAGCTTCCACTCAAAAACCGTTTTCGTCCAGGCGAGCAAGAGTGCCGGGCGCACCTGGTCCTCAGCTTTCTCCAATGGGTTTTCCCAGACGAGGCGGAACCCCCTCCCCCTCTCCGGGGACTTCCAAGTTGCCACCTCGGTCGCGGAAAAAAGTTCGAGGTTTGAGAAAACCTTACAAGCCTTAAAGCAGACGTAGGGAGACGGTGTGAATCGCGATAGGTTAAACGCGAATGTGTTGCGTGACTTGGCGGATCGTTCGATGTGGGACGTTCGGCAGCGAATGTTTTACGAGATGCGCCATCACGGGTTGAGGCGTAAAAACAAGCCATGGCCCGGAGCTTCTGATGTTCATTTTCCGCTGGTTGACACGACGATCGGCGAGTTGAAGCCGGCTTACTTTCAGCAGTTGTTTGCGACTGACCTGATTGCCCAGTTCATCCCCACAAGCCCCCAGGTTGCCGAGTACACGACTGCCGCGGCGCAATGGTTCGATCATCGCATCAAGCAGAAGACCAACCTGGAGACAGAGATCCTCAGCACGGTGGATGCGATGTTGATGTGTGGCACCGGCATTCTGAAGGTGTTATGGGATTACCAGACGAAGCGGTTGAAATATTATGCGGTTGACCCGCAACACTTCGTTGTGCCGGCCTGGACGCGGGACATAGCCGACGCGGACCGGATTTGTCATATCAGTGTTTACTCGGTTGAATCGTACAGACGCCAGAAGCAGTTGAACCAGGACGAGGGTGTGATCGAGCAGATCACCGGCAGTTATTCCGAGGATGCCGGTGACATGAACACCGAGTCGGTGAAGTACGAGCGGGAGGGGTTGACGTTCCCGGAGGAGTCAAAAATCATTGTATGGGAGGTATACCATCGATGCCCGGACAGTGGGAAATGGTTGATCAGCACTTATTCACCGAGTTCACCGGAGATCGATTTGAGACCGATCATGGCGATTCCGTACAATCACGGCAAGCCACCGTTCATAGCGGTTAACTATGAGATAAAAGACCCGGGGTTTTACTCTTCCAGGGGGGTGGTTGAGTTGCAGGCGATCTTCGAGGCGGAGTTAACCAAGCTAATGAACGAGAAAAACGACGCCATGACGTTGTTTAATCGTCCATTATACCGTGCAGAGAGGGATATGCCCAACACAGGCAACCTCCGAATGACTCCTGGGAGCATTTTACCGTATGGAATCCAGCCGGTCATGCATCAAGCCCCCCCGATTAGCTTCGACCAGCAGATGAACATCATGCGGGAGATCGCCCAGAACAGGGTGAGCACCCCTGATTTCGGGTTGACACAGACTTTGCAGGACACATCCAGGCGCACAGCGACTGAGATCCAGGCGATTGGGGGGTTATACCAGCAGAGCAGTGATTTGCGGATGCGAATCTTCCGAATTGCGCTGGGCAAACTGTACCGGATGAGTTGGTCGATATTGTTGCAGTACGACAAGACCAGTTTGGACTATTGGTATTTGGACACGGCACAGCAGATCCCGCAGGAGGCGTTGCATGAGCGGTACGGCATTCAGCCGACCGGCAGTGCGGATGGGGTCAACAAGACATTGCTGATGCAGAAGGCGATCATGCGATTCCAGATGTTCGCCAACGACCCGTTCATTGACCAGGGCCAGTTGAGAAAGACGATATTGGAGAGTGACGATGCGACGTTGGTGAAGCGGTTATATGTGGACCCGCAACTGGCGCAGGCCGATCAGGCGGAGGATCAGGCCAATGAAATCACCTTCCTGCGGTTGGGTTTCCCGGCATTGGTGAAGGACAGTGATGATCATCTGATCCACATCCAGACTGTGATGGCGTACATCAACAATCGTGCGAACACAGGCGCACCACCTGAGCCGGCGGAGGGACAATTTTTGGAGCAGCACATGGGTGAGCATTTATTGAAGCTCAAGGAGGCTGACCCGAAGGTGGGACGGCAGGTCGAGACTGAGTTGAAGAATTTATTTGCACAGATGCAGCAGGCGGCTGTCGCGATGCAACCTGAAAATGTTGAACAGATTGATGAGATTGTGGAGGGCGTGGAAGGCGTTCCGGCAGGTGCCGGTATGGGTGGACCCGCCTGAGTGGACGAATGAACATGCTGTCCAGTTGCAGACCTTCATGGGTGGCGATGTGGGTGGTTTGTTCAAGGCGCACCTCAGGAGTTTGCACATCATGAACTGCGACCGGTTGATTTCGAGTCCGGCGGATTTGCCGTACCAGGCGGGTCACGCTGCCGGGTTCAAGTCTGCGTTGGCGTTGATTGACTCGATGGCGGCGATTCGGAGTCAGCCCGAGGAGAATGTGGTGGGTGTGACAGATGATTTGGAGTGGATGAGAAAAGCCGGTTGATAACATGGCAGGAAGAATCAAAGGCGGACAGAAAACGATGGTAATGGCCCGGGCCGGCCAAAAGAAGAGGGCGCAGCGAAAAAGGTTTGTCCCCACCAACGTCACCGGTCTTCCTCCCCGAAAACCGGGGGGTTCCTATATTCGCGGCGGGTTAATTGATTGGAGTGATCCCCCGCCGAGCAAGGGACGGTTCGCCCGACCGTCATTGGCAAAAGTAAGCCGACCGAAGCCGGCGAGAGGTGGCACGAAACCGGGAAGACGCCCCCCTGGATGGGGGAGAAAGACTCCCACAAGATAATTTTTTTGCACATAGGTGTACGGTCACCGTGTTAACCAAATAAGAATTTATGTCCAGTGTAGTGTTAGAAAAACCAGTCGAGGTGGATGTCGAGCGCGAGCAATTGCTAAAGGTATTGGAGCAATCCGATGCCTCCGCGTTTGATACTGCGAACATATCCCCGGTGCCGCAGGCCGAGGAACCCGAAAAGGAGACTGAGACTATTCCGGACAAAACCAGTGATAAAGAACCGGTGAAACCGGCGGACGAAGAATCGTCCGTGGAGGAAAAGCCTGGGGGAACTGAGGCTGGGGAGAAATCCCAGTCGAAATATTCCCGGGCAAAGAAAACGCAGGACAGAGCCAACAAAGCCTGGAAGGACGTTAATGCCGCCAAGGCGGATGTGAAGAAACGCGAGGAAGCGTTGGAGGCAAAAGCGAAGGCAATCCAGGAACAGCAGACCAAGTCGATGGAGGAGATCGCGCAGAGATCCTCCACCAGTCGTTACAGTCCGGAGGAGTACGAGGCGATAGCCAAGGAGTTCGAGGATGAAGGCGACCAGGCCAATGCGGATGCGGCCACCAAGGCGGCGAAGCAGGCCAGGGAAGCTGTAGTTGAGCAGAGTGCGAAAGAGCAGCAGGCGACGTTTGTGGCCAAGTGGGACAGCCACTGGAAGCAGGCGGTGAAGGACAATAAAGACCTGAACGACCAGAACAGTGAACTGTTCAAGATGGTCACTCGCCTGATTGAGCAGAAGCCTGTCCTGACGCAGTACCCCGAAGGCATCACCGATGCCGTCGAAGGTGCGCTTATGTACCTCGAGGCTAACCGGGCAACATCATTGGAAAAGCAGGTCAGCGAACTTAAAAACAAGGTCGCTGAGTATGAGGAAAAAACACAACTGAACGGGAGCCAACCCACCGGTGCTGCCCTTGAGCCTGAGACCTTCGAAAGGTTATCCGCTGACAAACAACGCGGGGAACTGATGAAGGTGATGGAAAGGGCGGATGACAGTGGGGTGGACATGTTCGCAAAATAGGAAATATAAATTATGGCAGGTTTAACCATTACGACTACTACGGGCATTACCGATAGTATTCAGATTTACTTAAACAAGAAGTTACTCGAACAAACACTCCAGAACATTGTTTTGGATCAGTTTGCATATAAGTCACCGCTTCCGAGCAAGATCGGTTCAAAGTCGGTGAGGTTCTTCCGTTATCCAACACCGTCCGTGACTGATGTGACTGCGTTGACTGAGGGAACCATCGGATCGATTGCATCCGGTGCGTACAAGCAATTGACCCTTACCACGGTTGATTGCACGTTGGCCGAAACGGGGCAGGTCGTCGGAATAAGTTCCTTGCTTTCAGCGGTTGAATTATTCAACCACATGGAGCAGGCGACGGTTCAGAACGGTCAGGATTGCGCCTTGTATGTGGATTCCGAATTGCGGGATCTGCTGGGTGAATCATACACCGGGACAGATACGACACTGCAATTGCGTTATGCTGGTGCGGCAACTTCTTTCGGGACAGTGACCGGCACCGATGATGCGATGACGGCACTGGACATCCTGGACGCAAGCACCAATCTGCGGGTCAATAACGCTCGGACGAGCAGCGGCTATTTCACTGCCATCATGGCACCTGAAGTGGCTCGCGATCTGATGAACGATGATGACTGGCTGGAGGCGAGTCGTTATGGGGATGTGGAGCAGATCTATCGTGGTGAAGTGGGTCGCTATTGCGGAGTGCGGGTGGTGTCATCCACCAATCCGTTCAGGCAGACCTCGCAAGGCACCTATGCCGCCGCTGGGGCGGTTTACTCGACCTTCGTGGTCGGTGACCAGTCTTATGGTGGTGTGGATCTGGCTTCGATGAGTGCGTATGCACCAAAGATGATGATTGCCCAGGGACCGGACAAGTCCGATCCGTTGGCGATGTTGACTACTGTGGGTTTCAAGATTTATTACGGAACCTGCATCATCAACGATCAGCATGCGGTGAATATCTATTCAACGACGAATTACAGTTAATCATACTGGTTCGGGGGGTTAACAGCCTCCCGGGCTTTTAAATTATTATGCCAAAAGTTGATATACCGATTTCCGCATTACAGATTGCGGATGAAGATGGCACACTCATCGTTCCGGCGGTGGGTGATGTGGTTAGTTTCACGGTCGAGGGTGCGGTGGAATCCATTGGTGACGAATATGCCGTGATAGGCATGGACACCGTTAATGGCGAGCCGGCGTACACTGAGGATGTGGAAGAGGAAGCGGCAGTGGAGACTCCTGCGAGGGAGGATCTGGTTGCTGCCATGGAAGAGGTTGACTTGGCAGGAGGATTATAAACTATGAGTACAA